CCCTGACCGGACATCATCGGGTTGAAACATGCATAAGCAGGCAGAAGGTCGAAACGAATCTTCTGGCTGTTAGCATCACCTGATGAGTATTTGCTGATGCGTATGCTCATACCGTCAGAGGTAGTTGCAACAGTATCAGTCGAGTACAGTTTTGGCAGTTTCACAGTTCCCATGCCAAATGCTTGCTTGGCGTAGAACAGGTTGGGTTGGTACAAGGTTGCTGTGGCAGACACGATTGTAATCACCGCGCCGCTTGCAGGAGCAGCAGTTACAGTGTTGTACTGACCAGTTGCTTCGTAGATTGCAGGGCCAGCCACTACGAGTGTGCCTTCGCCTGATGCACCCAAAGTTACGTCAGCAGTCACAACACCAGTCCACGCAATGTTTGCGCCTGACGCACTAACCATCGCTTGACGGGTAGAGCAATTCAGACGGTTGACAGACGCAATGGTCACCAGTTCGCCAGCCTTCACAACCATGTTTGCTTGGAACCCAGTGACCGCCAAACTCTGGGTCATTGTGTCCTTAGCAGTAACATAGGTTGCGTCAGGAGCAGATGACAGAGTACCAGCACGGTCTGCACCAGAGCTTGATGTGAAGCTCGCCATCGTTGTTGCAGACAATGCACGAAGACCACCGAAGTTGGTGCTGATCTGGGCATTCTCCCACGCTGTACGAATCAGGCTATCAACAGAGTTGAGACCTGACTGTGCAGAGGCCAAGGCCGCTGTGGTGAACGGGTTCATCAGGTAGTAGCGGTCAGTGCTGGGGTCAACGCCAATCGCGTCCAGAGTCGCACCAGCGCCTGCTACGTCAGACCACGCATCTACAGCAGTACCGTGAGTACCGTAGCGCAGGGAAGAGTTTTTCAGCATGAAGGATGCGAAGTCCAGTTCGAGGTCGGTTACGATACGCCGAGCCATCGGAGCAAGGATGTCTTCGAGTTGGTCTAGTTGCAGAGCCTCTTCCACGTTGCCCCATTCGGTAGCAGCAGTGAAGTAGTTCTGGACAGTACCAGTTGCCTTACCAGCAATGATCTCGCTCTTGGTAGAGGAAGAGATGTCACCGCCAGAGGTGCGGATGGTCTTGTAGTCATGGGGACGCTTGAAGTCCACAGTGCTACCAGATGACGGGTTGAACTTGTCAGCCAGAAGCTGAGTGTCAACAGTCTTTGTGATTACCCGTGAGTTCTCAAAAGCATCAAGGAACACACGGGCAACTTTACGGGTTACGTTACTGCTTAAATTATTAGCCATTTTCTCACCTATTCAAATGTTGCCCCCTTCGGCCCTTTCGGTTTGACCTGTACGCCAGAAGGCTGAGGTCTACGGATTGGATCAGGAGCGTTAGTAAACTTTGGTTTAAGGGCAGCAGCCTTCGACTTAATCTCGGTAGCAATCATAACCGCAGCCCTGGTTGGATGCATTTGTCGCAGACTGTCTAAAAGACCTATGTTCTGCGAAAGATACTTGGTGATCAGTGGGCCGTGATCATCCTCTAGGATGTACTGCACCAATGAGTCCTCAATTCCAAACTGACCTACAATCGATCCTGCTGCCTGAAGTTCCTCGGCTTTCACTCCAAGGGTTTTAGCCCTCTGAGCGTAGCTTTGTACCTTCTCAACTAAAACCTCTTGCTGCTTTTGTGCTGCCTCCTGAGCTATTTGCGCCTGCTGGTTTTGCAACATTTGCATACGCATATCATAGGCAGCAGCGGATATCAGTGCCTGCTCTCTGTGCATGATCTGCCGCTTGTACTCTTCGTCAGAGACAGCAAAAGGATCAGGCAGAGCCGGTACGTTAGGCCGCGACTGAGTTACAGGACGCTCAATTTCTTCTAGGCGCTTTCGCAGTTGTTCCGCTTCTCGCTCCATCTCTCGGAGCTTAAACGTCTTCTTGCCAATCGCTTCGTCAAAGATGCGTTGCTGCTTCTCAGTAAAGATCGGTTTATCGTGAGTCTCCTCACTATCCGTTGACGATTCGGAATCTTCCTCAACATCATCATCAGTGTCGGGTTGATCTTCAGTTTCGTTAGTTTCAACTGGCTCCTGCTCTTGTTCTTCAGGAGTATCATCAAAATCATAGTCCGCTGGTTGCGTCATAGTTTGCCCTTATAGGTGAGATGCCCAGAAAAGGTCTGGTGGCCTTTATATAATTTAACACTGTTCGTCAAAAAGGACAATAGTTAGCGGTTTTCGCCATTTATTCAATAGGTCTTTCTTCTTCCTGTGGCATAAGCTGGCGTAGTGCTGACAAACTAATCGTGCCGCCTGCTGCTGTAGCCAATAGGTTGGCAGAGCCTCGCATAGCTGGGTCAAAGGCAGCATTGACTGATCGAATGTTTGATGGGTCAAAGATAATGATTTCATTACCAAACATGTTCAGCCCATCAAATCCTTTTTCTTTTAATCGTCTTTGGATTTCTTCTTGCTGACGATTATACCCAGCCGGTGCAACCCCTTCAGACATCATCTGCTGACGCGCAGCCTCCCAATCTTTTTCGCTGGCAATCTTGCCTCTTGCGTATAAAGGCATGACGTTTGCGCCCTCCTTGTATCCTGTCTCTATGCCTCTGTTTTCTCTAATATACCTATCAGAATACTTTGCATTTGGGGCGGTATACACGCCTTTACCAAATTTTAGGAACCCGCCGTCAGGAACTTCAAAAGCATCAAAAGAAGCATTAGTTGAATGATACAGAGGTCGGCTGGTATCAAACCCCTGCTCTGCCGCCCTCTGCATCCTAGCGTCAGTGGACATATCCATAGCGCCCTCTAACGGGCTAGGTGATGGTGTGGAAAGATTTTTAGGGTTCTTCAAACTTTCGTAAATTTCTCGCGTAGCGTCATCAAACGTCATGTCCTTTGGAAGCGGCATGGATCGCGCACCAGATAAAATCTGCAATGATGTGCCGGTTTCGTCTAACATTTCTACGGCATCGTACCCAAGGTTTCTAGCCACAGCACCACGCAAGCCCTGCGCCAAGTTGCTTGCTGTAGCTGAGTCACCCTTAAACAAATCTGCATAATCCTCTGGGTCTTGATCAATGATGTTTTTATCTTCAGTCACATAATCAAATGCTCGTTCAATCTGCTCATCATCCCAATCAGGATGCACAGCCCTCACTGCTTTTTGATAGTCTTCATAAGGAACGTCATACTTCAAATCATAATGGCGCAGTATTTTTGCTTTTGGGACAACAAACGCATGAGTAAAGTCGCCATACATGCCAGCCCTTGGCCCAGCAAAAACGCCATCAAACTCAGCGCCACCCTGCCTATACCTTGGCAAAACCGTAAATGCTGACGGCTCATTGCTTCGATGAAATGTAATTTCATAGTCATCAGGATTTGCCGGCCTTTGCATCACAGCCGCTTGAGGCGCATCTACTACACCCTCTAACGGACTTGTAGCGCCTCTTGCCGCCCTTGCCGCAGCATCGCCAAACCCTTCAACAATGTCTCCAGCAGCCCTTCCAGCTTTAATTAATCCACCAGCCAGAGGCAGCACACTAATACCGCCTAACGCCATGCCAAGCAGGTCATCATCACGCCTTGCCCGTTCAAAATCTCTAAACCCTTGCGCTGTACCAATGCCTGGCGCAAACCCCATGCCTATGTCAGCAAGCGTCTCACCCAAGCTCATATCCTGTGGCGTGTCTAATGACGCAAACCTTCGCGCTCGATCAATCATGCCCATGTTCTGCGGTACTGGTGCAGTAGGCATCTGACCTTGCTGTGACAGAATGCGATCTCTTGCGCTTGGTATCAATCTGCGTAGTGCTGACTCGGCCATGATTAATACTCCTCGTCCTCTTCTTTTGCTTCCCATGCCTGGCAAACTCGCAGGTTGTGGCAGACAAACTCAAACTTGGTGCAGTAGCCTCGACCACCGCCATCAGCGTCATACTCGTCCTCTGGCACAACTTCCATCATCTCCAGCTTTTCAGGGGAGTTGTTGAAGTATTCGCAGTTGCCACACATCTGCCTTCGAGCCTCTGCTGGCTTTACGCTCCACGCCCTAGCCATCATGCGATAGTAGTCAGTGTTGTCGGTGATCGTTTCCTCTGGGCCAAACTTCCAGTTCTCAATCACGTTGACTCGATTCTCTCGGTTAGTCTTCGCAGTGAATGGCTCTTCCTGCTGGATAATAATGGTCATGCCTTCTAATGGGTTCACTTGTTATCTCCTAAACGGATTGAGTGCGCTAACGATCTTCAACTGGTTGTCGATCTGTTTGCCCTGAGTATCGACCGTATCCTTCTCAATACTAGCTCCAGCCTGTTGAGCTTTGATCTGGGTGTTCATGCGCTGAGTCTGTGCGTTGAATGTTTCCAGTTGCAGTGCAGCCTGATCAGCCTGATTACTGAGTTGCATTTTCTGCGCCTCAAGTTGAATCTTGGCGGTTTCCAGTTGCAGCCTTTGAACCTCAACTTGCGCTTGCATCTGCTGTGCTTGCGCCTTAGCCATCTCAGCCTGAGCCAGTACCATTGCCGGGTCTTGCTGCTGCTCCTGACCCTGTGCGCTCTGCTGTAGCTGCGCGATCTCTTCCTCAGTCATCTGGGACTGCGGTATCAGACCCTGTGACATCATCTGGAGACGCTTACGCTCACCAATCTGGGTAGCTGCACTTGTTGGGATAGCGTTAAGCAGGATGTCGCCGGCCATGCCA